CAAGGCGAACCGTGGCCGCAGTCGAGTCGTAGCTCGAAACGTCGTCACCTTCGATCTGCGCGTTGGTCGTCGACGCAGCGGCGAGCGAGTCCGTCTGCACTCGAAGAACGTGTTCTTGACGCTCTCGCGGCCGATGTTTGACATGAACGGGGTCTCTTCCGGCGAGATGTTGTAGATCACGTTCGAGAGAGATTCGCGGATACCCTTTGCACTAAAGGTATCGAAAGTATTACCAGTCTGGGACATTTTGTTTTACCTCAATCCAAAAATTGTTCAAAGATAGCAGCAGCGTCTTTAGTGCTGCCGGTTCGTTGGAGTTTGGAAAGAGCCTCGCGAGATCGCACTGACTTGGTAGTGACAGGCACCGTTACACCAGCTTTCATCGGCTTGGCCTTCTGCTGAATCTTCGGGCGAAGATTCTGCTGTCTTGCCATCACCTCGTCGTAAAGCATGGCCTTACGCAGTGCCAGAACAGCTCGAGCGTCGTACAGGTCGGAGATTTCATCGGCCGTGAAGCCTAGGTTCTCTGTCGCGTAACTGACGATCTTCGCCTTCTCAGCGCGAGCTTTCTCTTTATCGCGCCACTCTGGCAGTGCCTCGAACAACTTGGCGCGTTCAACCTCTAGGGTCTTCTCCGCTTCCTGTTGTTCCTCGATTGCTTGCTTTTGGGCCAGAGCACGGCGCTGGTTTTCTACCCAGCCCTGCTGCTCTTGCCGTGTGCGAACTAGTTCACGCTGCCGTACCCATTCGACGGGATTCTCTTGGTAGAGCCTGTCCCAGTCGATCTCCGGCTGCTGCGCGGACTTCAGTTGCGCGTCAAGCACCTCGAGCGTCTGTGCATACCGCTTTCGCTCTTCCCGCGCCAACGCAAGTTCTGCCTCGGCCGCTTTGCGTGCCTCTGACACCACTTGCGTTTTGCGCGTGTAGTCTGCGGTGCGAGAGTAGCCTTTCAGCAGCTCGTCCAGCGGCACATCGACTTCTTCCCCGTCAACCTTGACGCGGAATGTCTTGGACGCTGTTGGAGCCTCTTCGGCTTCCTCATCGCCTTCTGGTTCCTCTACAGCTTCACTCTCGACCTCTTCGGTCTCGACCTCAACTGCATCCTCACCCTCGTCCGTTGCTTCGGTTTCAAGCTGCTCGGTTTCGCCTTCTTCAGCGGCGAGCATCTGCTCAAAAACATCCTGCGTGGACTGTATATTTCCGGGGGGTGTACCCGTGCCGGTTTCACTCATAACTCTATTTTGCGGGATTCAAGGCTACCTGCGACCTGCGATGCGGTCTATTTCTCGCCTTGCGATTGAGCCATTCTCGATGACGACTCGCAGGTGCTTGCGCACCTCTTCCAATACTTGCAGCGCCAGCCACAACCGCTCGCGCTCTTCTAGGTCTGGCAGCTTGCTGCTGCGCCATGCGGCGAGGTATTCGCGCTCCATCAACTCGAGCGCCTCGACCAGAATCGGATTCTCGATCAGCTCCTTGGCCTGAAGTGCTCGCTGCACGTCCAGATGCGGGTTGCGATCGCTCAAGCCAGAAGCCCACCCTTCGGCTTGTTCTTCATGGCCTTCTTCAAGAGCTTGCCGCCCTTGTCAGCCTTGTTGAACTCCTTGGCAACCTTCATGGGCACGCCAACCTTCTTGGCGAAGCTCTTATCGTGGGCGGCGGCTGCCATGAGGCGAGCCTGTTTCATGGATTTGCTGGGCATACGTCCCTCTATGTACTAAAATTGGCTTATGACACAAGAAAACACAATTTTGTTGCCTTTAGTCAATACAGAAGCAAAGATGCCTAAAAAAGTGCTTGAAGCCTTAACCATGCATGAGTGCTTTTGTACGTTCTCTGGCATTAAGTCTGTGACGGAAGATTCTGTCAGAAATTACTTAGAAACAAAATTTGGCAAAGACATATCAGAGAAGTTTAAGCCAGAGTTTCTTCTTACTTCTCAAGCCGCTTGAGCGCTTCCGCCGTAATCCTTCCGAAGTACGGTTTCATTTGAAGCGCACGAATATCAGTCTGTCCGGGCGTTTGAGGTGATGCGATATTTCTCGCCTTCACCACTTCATCAAGCAACTCGTAAATCTTAACGTCATCCTTCAGCCGACCAATCCCTTGTCCGGGCACTCCGATTGGATACGAAGAATGCCCTGACTGCTGAATCAATGGCGCGTCCGCAAAAATTTCGCCTACGTTTTGCAACCCAGTGTCTGCGGCCGCAAGCTGCCTAGGATCTGCAACAGCAACTCGAGCCTCACCAAGGCCAAGGCCTCCCATTTCCCTAAAGTTCACGTCAAGCATTTGCTTGACCTGCTTTCTTACTCTGTCCGGCGCTTTCCTGAACTGCTCAGTTCCGGCCTCAGATCCGACGCCCTTCCAGTCTGGGATTAGTTTTTTAATCTCGGCGTCCATCTGCCGCTTTGCCTTTTTACCAAGCGCAGCATCTGCATAGGCAAGCATTGTCTCGCCTGTCATGGTTGCGAAGTCGCCGCCGGTTGGCGCCATACGCCACGGGATGTATAGCGGGTTTTGCCCAGTTATGGCCTTAATCTCTTCCGCCAGCTTTTTAATCTGCCGAGTTGGAGCTTTGCCTGATGCCCAGACCATTCCGGGGTTTTCAAACATAAAGTCTTGGCCGCCCTGCAAGTTCACAGGAGCGTTGAACTCAACATCGTTGATGCCGGTAAGCAATCCGCCGGCAGCAGTTCTATCAGACATGCTGGTGATAAACGGGCGGCCTTCAAGATCAGCCAGAGATATTTCTGGCGGGTTTACTGTTCCTCGAGACTGAACTACCGGAGTCAGTTGCTTCAGCTTTTCCTGCTCTTTAACGCGCGGGTCAAATCTTGGGTCAAACTCGGCTACCTTACTTACACTTGGGATCGAACCGGCAAGGCGCCCAAGCGGCAAAAACTCCGTCGCCGCCATAGCAGCAGCAGCCGGATCATCAGCGCGACGTGCGCGCTCAATGTCTCGCGCTGCCAGCGCTTGACCCACACCCGGAATGAAGCCGAGTACCGCCTCAAGCGCAGTCTGCGCCATGCTCTGATCTTGCTGCGGCTCCAATGATAAAAGGCCGCGAGTCTGTCGACGCACGGCCGGGAGTGCTGCATAAGCCTCTGCGATGGCCTCTGACTCTGGATCGAGCAGGCCGCGCTGTGATCGACGTTCAGCCATCTTTTTGCTTCCTATATCTCTCGAGCAAGCGCCGCCCCTTGGCTACCGCGCTCGCCTTATCCCCTTGATGCCCCCACGCCTCAAGACTCAGCTTCAGCCGAGTCTTATCCCCTTGTTCGTCAGTCAGAAGACCCGGCATAGACCCCATGCGAGTAAGGAAATTTCCTTTCCTGCGCAGTTGCTCTGGCGTCTTCGGCGCACCCTTAACAGGCGCCTTCAACGTGCCGCCAGTCTCTCGCTTGTAGGATGCGCGGCCGGCAGCGTTCAGACCGCCTTTCTTGCTCTGGCCTTCCTTACGCTGCCAAGCCGGCGTCTTCACGTTGCATCTGCTCCGCTAATGTAAACGCAGATCTTGTCTGCTGTGTCTGCCTTGACCTGAATTGTATCGCCCTCGTTCATGATGGCGAGTCCGTTCCAGTTGTAAACGCTGTTACCGTTTATCAAAAAATTATACAAAATTGCGTTATTGATTCCAGCGGTTCCGCCAGACGGAACAATGTGGACATAGACGTTATGGTTGTTGCTCGTGACAGAGCAGAGGTTGATGTCCTTAATGTAAGTACGGGTGAATGCCGGGGCAGTGTAAATAGTGACGTAGGACGCGCTGATTATTGCGTTCCCTAGTTTTTTGCCGACTATGTTTTGGTACTGTCCCATTAAATCCCACCTATCCAATACAAGACGTTGAGGCTGTGCACAGAGGCGATCAGCTCTCGATTGTTGTTGTCAACTTGGTTGAAGTACAGCTTGAGCTGATTGTTCAGCAAATGCTGGTACTGTTGCGAATACTGAGGCGGTGCGTTGTTCGGGCTTGGAGCCTTAGATTGTCTAATGTCTTCCATAGAAGTGCTTCTCGTACACTACCGTCTGGGTTTCATAGCCAAAAGTCTTTGCGTGTTTCTTCCAGCCGGGTCGGCCAAAGAACTCCACGCCCCAACAACCTTGATCTCGAGCAAACTGCTCCATCGTCTTGTGCATCTGCTCTTCAACCAGCGCCTTCGTATGTGGACGCATGGCACAGTGATGCACTTGGAACATGAACTTTCTCGGATACCGTTTGACCTCTGTCAGCAGGTATCCGTGGATCACTCCGGTGTCAGTGTCGATGACTATCCAAAGTTGAGACTGCGGAGCCAGCGCAAGACGAGCGATGTCATCCGCGTCCATGCGCCCTTCAGTCCATTCCACTGATTCTTGCACCAGAGCTTGAATGCAACCCAGCGCTTCAAAAATACGGCCCGGTGGGACATGTTCAACCTCAACCTGCATTAGAACCGAAGGTAACTTAGCTCGGCCAAAAGCGATGGGTCAATCGCGCCGGGACGATAGAATGATTCCGGCAGCGGGTTAACCACAGACGGCTGAGAATCGGCAAACGACATGCCGCTCATGTCAGGTCGAGTCTCTAAGTTAGTTGGGTACTCGCGCTGCCCAGTCCCCAATGCGTAATTTATCTGAGTGTTTGGGTCGGCCGGTGCTGAAGGTGGAGCAAACGGCTGCGAACGGAACGGATTGCGCGGACGCTGCCGACGCGGCTGCGGCTGACCGCCAAGGCCAAAGGCGCCGCCATAGTATTGCTGCATGAACTGGTTCGCGACCGAGTCATTGATGGTCGGTTGCTGCGGAGGCAGGTAGCCAAGGCCAACCTGACCGTAGCCGCCAAACGGATTGTATCCGCCCATGCCGCCGTAGCCACCACCAAAGCCGGGCGACTGGTACGGATTGAGCGACATGCCGTATCCACCCATTCCGCCATACGGGCTAAAGCCGCCGTACATGGAGCCATAGCCGCCCATCTGGGCATACGGATTGTACGAGCCGTACATACCGCCATAGCCACCCATGCCGCCCATGCCGTAGCTGGGCTGCTGCGAATATCCGTAAGACGCGCCGGTGCTCATATCTGCCTCACTAGGCCAAAGGTGGAGCCGGTTGCGCCGGCGGGATAACGATCTCAGGGATCACAGGACGCTGCTCGCTCGGCGTTGCCGTGCGCGGCATCTTCATCATGTCATGGATGTGTTGCAGGTCGACCTGCGCGCCATACTTGAGCTGCGTCTCGTAGGCTTGCAGCATCAACTGCGCTTCGGTCTTGTCACGCTCGCGATCGTCTGCGAGCAGCATCTTCTGGCGATCCAGCTCCAAAGCCGCGGCCTTGTTCTGGATGTCAGCCTGAATCTTCTGCGTCTCAACCTGCGCCAGAATCTGCGCCGGATCAGGCGGCGGCGGAGGCGGAGGCGGCTGCTGCACCATCGCAGGATTGGTGAAGAAGTCGGCCGCATTCTTGAAGCCCGACGCTTCAACCAACTTGGTGAGCGTGTTGTAATACTGAACCGGCGTCACGAGCGGGTTCTGCGGGCCAAGCGTCTGCAAGATCTGCTCTTGCTTCTGCGAGATGGCCGTGAGCGTCGCGACGCGCTGCTCTTCCGTGCCGCCACCCAATGCGACGTTGATCTCAACGTCCATCTCTGCCTGCCAGCCGCGCGGGTCAATCGGCACCCACTGATTACGAAGGCGCACCACCCGTGGGCGATCTTGGTTTTCAGTGACCAGCTTGAGAATGCCCTTGAACAGGGCGCGCATCCCGGTCTCGGCGAAGATACGGGCGATCAGCTCAAGATGCTGCTGCGCGGCGCTGACGGTCGCTGCGACCGCCGCACGGGTAGTGCTCTGGAGTGCGCCAGCGTCCAACCCCATCGCAGCCTTAGACATGCCGGTGCGCGTCTCGCGAACCTCGTCCAAGTAACCGAGCATGGGGAATGCCGCTTGACCCACAAATGGGACAGAGAACGGCTGAACCATCCCCGGGGCACGCTGTCTAATCACGCCCCCGACTTCGGTGTTCAGCACGTCATCCATGTTGACCTGCCCCTCGACCACACCCACTCGAGGGTGGATGGCGAGCGACAGAGAATCGAGCATGTTGCGCATGACCGCAGACTTAATGCGCTGCAAGTCAGCCGTCATGTCAAAGATCGACAGACCAATGAGCGCATGCGGCTCTGGGTCTGGGCAGAACAAAGCGAACGGGCGATGCGAGCAAGGCTCGTTCATCACTACCTTGTAGCCGTGGCCGATGGTGCAAATCTTGCGAAGCTCTGCGATGCCATCCTTGTCGTAGTCGATCGGGATGTAGGCCTCGACATAGAGCACGCGCTTGTCATCTTGCGTGCCACCGGGGCCATAAGCCTGCGCATACGGGTTGCGAGCCAGATACTCATCGTTGGTGTCTAACTCAAAGACGCCAGCCTGCTCTTCAACTTCGTCTTTGTTGTAGCCGAGCGCGACCAGATCCGACACCGTCATCATGCGACGGTGCGCAACGATGGTGGCGTCGTGGATGCCGGTGGCACGGCGGTCAATCAAAAACTCTTCAGGCGGAACAGCCTCAACTCGCACGCGACCGTCGCGCATCTCGCGCTTCAACTCGACCGAATAAATCTGCGGCGCCGTGTACGGCTGCCCAGTCATAGGGTCGAGCATCGGCTGACCCGTCATCGGGTCAACAGGCGGCTGGAAGCTCGGATCATCCTCTGAGCCAATCGCCGAGCCGACTACATCGGGCTGATCCAGTAACAGGGTCAGTGATGTCTCATCAAGGCCGGTGTAGTGCTCAGTCTTGATCTTGGTCTTTTCTTCCCAGCAGAACTTAACGATGCCGAGCGCACCGCGTAGGGCATCCTTGAATGCCGAGTGCAGGACTAGGAAGCCGTTATTGTCGCTCTGAAAGATGTAATTGATGTAATCGGTCGCCTGCTCGGCAGACGCAACATCTTCTGGGCCACGCGGTACGAACTCGACCACCTTGGCCGAGCCAAAGAAGACGCGCATGAGCGAGGGCATGATGCCGTTGATGGTGTCGCGCACATCGGTGCTGACAACCTGCGAGCGCCCTTCTTCTTCGTTTCCAAACGGCTCGCCGCGATAATACTCAATGGCTCGAGCACGAGCCGGAGACAGGTCGTTGTCTATAAACGAGACGGAGTCGACCAGTTCAGCCTGAATGATGGACTGCAACTCAGCCTCATCCATAGGCTCATTCAGGCCGAGCGCCGCCTCTGTCTTCTCGATCATTGACCCGTCAGAGTAGTTCACAGACCGCCACCCGTGCCGAAATTATCCCTCTCCTATTGTGACGCGAGCAGCGACGCAACCTGTACCGGGTGCAGTTCACACAGCCACGCTTCCTTATCCATCAGGCCAAACGAGAGCACGAAGTGCCCGCGATGGCTGGTCAGACCTGCGCAGAACTCCACCGTCTCGTCACGGAAGAAGAACTCACGCCCGACCTGCACCGGAATGAACAAGTCGTTGAAGGTGACAAGGCGGTGGGCATAGACGTGCTTGCCGATCTGCTTCTGGCGCTGGTGCACTACCCCGAGCCACCACTCGCCAAAGCGGATCAACTGCGACGATCCAGACCAGCCCTTGAGCCGGCCATCGTCGCCGCCTAGGTTCAGCCGCCGATTCTGCGGCCAGATCTCGTATGACTCGGCAGGTGAGCCGTAGTACAAAAATCCCAAACGCTCGCCGTCGACAAACGGCATCCAGTTCTTCTCACGCTCAAAATTGTGCGGGCTTACCAAGAACTCGAGTTCATCCACGCTTGGCGAGTCGATATGCGAGATCCGGCATAGCGCCATCGTGTTGCGGCAGCGCGGGCCGTGGTGGCAGGCCGATGCCAAGTACCACCACGCATTACGCCACCAAAAGAGCCGCGCATCCTCAAGACCATCTCGAGCAGGCACCCGCATCTTGCGTACCGTCGTCTCGTCAATACTGACCGTCTTGCCTTGGTTCAAGTCATCGTCAAGGTGGACTAGCCAGTTGACAGTGTCGGGACGCGGCGAGTTGCCAAACGAGATGCCACCCTCAACACCGAGCGTGTAGTTGACCGTGCGCACTGCGGCCAATAACTCGCCCTTGTCGTTCTT